AACTCAGGAACATTTGACGCTACAGTAGACTGGGGAGACGGAAGCACATCAGCAATCACTGCCTACAATGATGCTGATCTCGCTCACACTTACGCTACGGCAGGCGACCATGATATTAGTATTAGCGGAACATTTCCGAATATATATTTTAACAATGGTGGTGACAAGGATAAGGTTAAAAGCGTAACTAATTTGGGCAGTGTTGGTTGGACTTCGTTTCAACGGAGTTTCAGAGGATGTAGCAACATGACATCGTTTGATGCTGGGGATTGTGACACTAGCAGTGCAACAAGCGCGCGCGAGATGTTCTACAATTGTACGTCTCTTACGTCAGTTGATGTATCTTCTTTAGATACTAGTAGTGTGACAACCATGCAGTACATGTTCGGGTTTTGCTCATCTATTACATCTTTAGATTTAAGCAATTTTGGTACTGGGTTGAATACTAGTAGTGTAACGAATTTTGAAAATGTGTTCCGCGGCTGCTCATCTGTTACATCTTTAGATGTTAGCAGTTTTAATACTAGCAGCGTGACGAATTTGGCCCATGCGTTCCGAGATTGTTCATCCCTTACATCACTTGATGTATCTTCCTTTGACACTAGCAATGTGACAAATATTTTTTACATGTTCTCTGGTTGTTCGTCTCTCACTACCATAACAGGTATAGAGGACTTTGACATCACTGGATTAGCCGAAAATAAGATGGCGGGATTTTTAACTTCAGTTACTCTATCAACAACCGTCTACGATGAGCTGCTGGTCAACTATCAAGGTCAGACTGGGTACAACAACCAAGACCCAAATTTCGGATCATCTACATACACGGCTGGTAGTGCAGCGGCAACAGCGAGGGCTGCTTTAGTAACCGCTGGGTGGAGCATAACAGATGGAGGAACGGCATAATATGAAGTCACTCATAGCAACACTACTGCTCACAACTACGACTCTGATTGGAGCCGATCTTGTTTTGCAGTGGCAGGACAACTCTGACAACGAAGATGGCTTTGAGATTTGGCGGCAGCAAAATGGCGGCCAGTGGCTCCTCATTGCAGCAACAAATGCTGACGATGCTACGTTTACCGACAGTGTTATACCTGTCGGAACAACGCTATCATATCGCGTCAGAGCTTGGAATCAATTTGGGGAATCCGATTATACAAATATTGTAAGTGTAAATACATTCCCTCCAGCCGCTCCTAGCAGTTTAGGCGGTGCAGTGATAAAGAGCGAAGGCGTTTCCTTAAGCCCACAGAAAATGAATGATGATCTCGGTTTGCCTCCGCGTAAAACTGTTTCGGTGCGTACATATAGAGACGAGCATGGGAGGCTCGTGATTGAACGATCGTGAACAATGAGCAGCGAGTTAATAGCAATGCTAGGCGGCGGCGTGACGGGCTTCGTTATGAAGCTGATCTCGGCTCAAATGTCTATACAGGCAAAAGCGATAGACAATATGGTCAACCGTCAAAAGGTTGCCGACGACTCAGCGGATCGTGCGGCCAAACGCGACGGATCTGGCGGTGCTTGGATTCGCAGGTTGATTGCCATTTGCATTCTCTTCTCGATGATCTTCGCACCGTTCGTGATGGCATTCTTCGATATTCCCGTAACGGTCGAAAAGGCGAAGGGCGGCCTTCTGAGTTTCCTTGGCCTCGGTCTCAATGGCTGGAAACACTTAGAGGGATTCGTTCTTCTTCCCGAGGTTCGGCAGGGTATGCTCGCAATTCTTGGATTCTATTTTGGCAGTTCACAGGTTAAGTAATGGACATTTCAGATAAAACCGCAGTTACCATTCCGCTTCGCAATCTCATCGCGTTGATTGGGTTTACCATAGTCTCGGTCACTGGCTACGTCAACATGACCAGCCGAATCGCATCGCTTGAAAACGGTCAAAACATCCGCGACGTCGAGATCGGGATGAATAGCGAATTCCGAATCAAATGGCCGCGAGGCGAGTTGGGAGCTTTGCCGGACGATGCTGAACAGAATTTGCGACTTCAATATCTGGAAAAAAACGTCGAGGAGTTGGTCGGATCGGTTGAGCGATTAAAGGATCACGGGTCAGCCAACTTTGGTTTGGGAGACAAGAAATTTTTAGACGTTAAATGACATGGAACAGCATTTCATCAAATCGGTTTATTCGGCGGTGCTAGGACTCATTGGATCATTCGCATCGATCACAAGTGTGAGCGAGGTTCTGACGGTCCTCGGGGCCGCTGTTTCGATCTGTTCGGGATGTCTGGCAAGTTACCATTTGATGCTCGGAATACGCATTCGCAAGCGGGACATAAAGGAAAGGGAAAACGATGGGTCGTGATACAGGACTCTCCAAGAGATTCAAAGCATCCGGAACAGCCGGTCAAGGCATCACCGTTGACGTCAAAGGATTGAACGAGGCGATCAATGATTTAAGAAGACTCGGTGACGCAAAATGGATCGACAGTCAAATCGGTTTATCATTGAGGGACGCTCTCAAACCGGCCTTGCAATATATCACGCGAGCCTTGCCAAAGGTAACTGGCAACCTAGCAAATTCGATGGTGATCACGAATCGGAAAACGAAGGGAGATCGATCCATTCGCGTTGGAATCAACAGTCAGGCTTCTCCCAAACTCCCATCAGGAAAGTATAGTTTTCCTGCCAAGTATATCACAATGGTGGAATACGGGGCAAACGGTCGCGGTGGGTATAGAATTATCAACAACGCATATTCGGCATTCGCAACGCCTCAAAAGGTTACGACTGAAGGGCGAAAATTCATGATGAAGCGAATCGCCAAGCGTAAAAAGTTTTTAGGATTAAAATGATTGCAGACTTGAGAACATACATTCTAGCAAACTCGGCGATCTCCGACGAGATTGATACAAGGCTTTATCCAACACGCGCGCCGCAAGGATCAACAAAGCCATATGCGGTGATCAATACGGTTGGCGAGAGATCGGTCGACACGCACAACGACTCCGGCCTTCTACACGAGGACACGGTGGAGATCGTCATTTACGCCGACACGATCACAAAGATCTATGAGATCCATGACGACATGAGATCGCTCTTGTCCAACGCCAGATTCACCCAGGGATCGACGACATTCGGCAAGACCCGATGGATTCGATTCGATACTGACTACGAAGAATCGGCAGAAATTTTCGAAGGGGCTTTTACCCTTGAAATAACGTGGAGTTAGTTCTCCGAACAACAATAACAACAAAGGAAAAATACAATGGCTAAATATGCAGCAAATGGAGCGACCATCTCGGTCGAAACAAACGCGATCGGCAACATTGTTTCGTTTGGAATTCCTAGTGACTCCGCTGACGAAATAGATGTTTCTTCTCACGCTTCTCAAAATCGGGACTTTGTTTCCGGTCTAATCAATACTGATGACATGACCCTTGAAATGGTCTATGATCCATCCGATGTCGGTCAGGCTTATCTCCGAGACAATATCGGAGCATCCTCGACCGCCACATTTGTCATCACTTTGAGCGGCCCAGCGGCTTCTCACATTCACACGTTTGAAGCTCTGATTAAAGGCTTCTCGATCGATGTTCCACACGACGGAGCATTGACCGCATCCGCAACGATTAAACGCGTTGGAGCCGACACCATCAGCTCTAGTTAATAACGAACCGACCAGCCAGCCATGACAGAACAGACAATCAAAATCAGAATCAACGGCGAGGATCGAGAGGTCTACGCCGGCAACGCGTCCTTGATGCGATACAGGCGATCCGGCGGCAAGATGTCGCTGGTAGCTGAAATTGACAACAAGGACAACGACTCGCTATTCGATAGCCTCGATGCGATTGCGTTGTTGATTCAGGTGAACCTCGTTGAGCGGAATATATCGCCAGACGAAATCATCAATGGAGTTGAGGATATGCAGACGCTATTTCACGCTGCCGGCTTGCTCTTCAATTCTGTTCCATGGCTGGTCGACAAAAACGAGGAGTGAGCAAACGACGGCCAGCCGGAGGGCGAGACGAGTGGGATCGGACTCTATTAGACGAGTTCGCTTTTGCTGTTGTCGCTCTCCGGTTACGGCCTTCGGATTATTGGGCGATGAGTCGGGGCGAGTATCTCGCTTGCGTCCAGATGTGGAAAAAGATCAACGGAATAGAATCAAACGACGACAAGGAAATCGATCAGGAGCGAGTTGATTCTTTTAGTTCATACATTCAATCGACTTTCAATTCAGAGGTAAAAACAAACCCGACAAATGGCTAAGATCCCTACAGTTTTTTTAGAAGTTAGAGCCGACACCGGTCAGGTCGTCAAGAACATGGGCAACGCCGAGAAAGCGTTCTCAAGGCTCCGAAGAACTGTCAACAAAGGCGGAAGTCGTAGTATGATACCGAAGGGCTTGGGCGGATTGGTTGGTCAACTGGCAACGGTAGCCGGTGCAATCTTTTCGGTTCAAACGGCTTTCACGGCTATGCAATCGACATTCAACAACCTTCGTTCGTTCCAAAAACTTTCGGGGATGTTGAAGGTTGCGACCGGATCGGTTGAAGAGGCTGAAAAAAGAATGGGGTCATTGGGGAGATTGGCTTCGACTTTGCCGCTATCACTTGAGGAACTGACCGGCGGCTTTATACGATTGAAGAATCTTGGACTTGATCCAAGCGATCGAGCCTTGAAATCATACACCGGAACATCGCTCGCGATGGGTAAATCGCTGACGGATTTCATAGAGGCTGTCGCTGATGCTTCGGTCATGGAGTTCGAGCGGCTCAAGGAGTTTGGCATCAAGGCAAAGAATCAAGGCGAGACGATCGACTTCATATTCCGAGGAACGACGACGAGCGTCGAAAACAATGCGAAGAAGATTGAGGAATTCTTGATCGGCTTGGGCGAAACGGAATTCGCCGGATCGGTCGCCGCTCAAATGGAAACCATCGACGGCAAGCTCACAATGCTTGGCGATGCGTGGTTTAAGTTTACGACGTCGATCTCAAAAGGAACCTTGGCAACTATTGCTGGTGAATCAATTGATGCCGTCACCGCAGCATTGGAATCGGCGGTTTTACAAGCTCAACTCAACGAGCTTTCGACAACCTTGAGAGAAATCAAGGAGAGTGGTGATTTCACTTTGCTTAGTACATCAGACATCGAGCTTCTGAAGATATATCGAGAAGGGTTAACCGACGTCAATCAGGAGATTGCTAAAACAGCCGGAGCATCAATCTTCGCCGGAAGCGTAGACACTGGAAAGGTTGCCTCTGCCGTCGATCAATTTCGTAACCTCACGGATGAGGCTATTCATCGGCTTGAATTGGAAAAACAGAACTTGGCAATCGTTGATAGCTATTTGAAGAAAAACAAAGAGCAGGCCGCTCTTGAGGAAAGAAGAACTCAAGGAGCCGAAGTTCTTAGAGATCTCCACATTGAGCAAGCTGAGATTCAAGCGGAAGGATTACAACGCATTGAAGTATTGCACAAAAAGAATCACAAGCTTGTTCAAGATCGAATTGCTCTGGCGGAAAAGCTAAAAAAGGGCGACTTCGACCCGCAGAAGATTGAGCAACTGGAGGAAGAGTTTCGCAAAATCTATGAGACTTTCAGGGACAACACGGAAGAAATCGACAACATCAAGGAAAAGCTAAACGAGGCAGCAGCCGCCGGTAAGAAGTTCGGCGAGGATCTGGCTCGCGGCTTGGCTCGATCGGTTATCCAAGGCGACAACCTTCGCGACACGCTCAAGAACATCCTGACCGAGTTGGCCGTCACCGGAATCACCGAATCCTTGAGCAAACCGTTCGGCGGATTCTTTAGCAACTTGTTCAAAGCAAGCGGCGGACCGGTAACGAGTGACCGATCATATATTGTCGGCGAACGCGGTCCGGAGCTTTTCACGCCATCAACCTCGGGCAATATCACGCCGAACAATCGGATGGCCGGAGGCGGTGGCAAGACGATCAACGTCGTCAACAATTTCGATGTGAATGGAGAACGCGAGGAACTGCAAAGGCTCATTGCCGGCAGCGTTTCGACAAGCGTTTCTCTAGCCGTTTCCAAAATACACGACGACAAAGCGAGAGGAGTTACCTAATGCCAGCAATGCCAAGCAGTCCAAAGTTTGCCACGTTTACCTTCCGAGAGGTTTGGTCAACGCCGGCGACAACTAGTCCATTCTCGGGCGACGTCCAAGTCTACAAGTGGACCGGCTCGAACAAGTATGAATGGGACGCATCAATTCCCTTAATCAAGGACAACACGATCAAGGCGAACTGGATTTCGTTCTTGCTTGCTATGGAAGGCCGGTCCGAGACGTTCAGCTATGACCTAAACGCGGATGGCGGCTTGTATGATTACTTGCAAGGCCAGACAACGGCCTCGCAGAATTGGAGGCTTAGGGAGCCGGTCGTCGGATGGTCGATCGACATCAACGGCTTTTTGTCCGGCATAACAATCAAAGCTCGGGAGGCGTAAATGAATCGCGGACTCACTTCTGCAATGAATACCGCCTTGACAGGGGCGGTCGTCGAGCCGGCTTTTTTGGCTAAGTTTGAATTTCCCGATGGCGACTTGCGTCTCTGGACGGGATCATCTGCGATCACTTACGATTCGGAATCCTATACCGGCCTCGGCAACTTGATCGGCGTCTCGATGCCCAAGGAGACAAGCGACGGTTCGGCCAGCGGCGTCACATATAGCATCAGCGGCATCCCGTCGACACACGTCAGCTTGGCCTTGTCGAACACGTATCAGAACGCTCCTTGCTATCTCTGGTTTGCTTGCATGGCGACAGCCTCAACCTTCGTTGCCGATCCTTATTTGATGTTCTCGGGACTCATGGACGTTGCCGAACTTAGCGACGACGGAGAGACGGCCACGATCAGCGTCAAGGCCGAGGGCTTTGCTTACGGAGTCGGACCATCTAGCGAACGGCGAACCGAACGCGATCAACAAGACAAGTATTCGACCGACCGATCGCTTCGATTCGTTGCCGATCTGCAAAACAAGGAATTTACTTGGGGAGCCAAAATTTGACCTTTAGTTGGAACAACAACTGCTCGCATCAAGCTCGCGATCGCATTCGGGACTTGCTCGGCGTTACGATTTGCAAGGAGTTTGAAACCTTCCGCGATCCTTACTCGATTTGCCGGCTTCTGAAGCGTTCAGGCGGCATTGAAGGGCTTTTGAATTCCATCGAATATCTCAAGCCAATCGACCCAAATCAATCAATCGTAGGCGATTTGCTAGTCTATAAGACCGGCAAGACCAGCTTGCATTTCACGATCGCCGTCAACACGGGCAACGATCAAGCATTAGCTCCAACATATTGGGGCGACGCTATAATGAAACCGCATCACGCAAATTTAGGATTTAGATATGAGCCAAGCAATCGGACAAGCCATAATTAAGTTTGTGACCGCCGGAGCGGTTCAATCAGCTCCAGCATGGGTCGCCAATGTTGTTGGAACCGCCGCCTTGATGGTTGGGTCGAATCTCCTGACTCCCAAGGCTCGATTCGGCAACGTCAAGGAACGCGACTCGCTAAACATTCGCGGCATCAACAGCCGAGGATCAACGGATTCGCGGTCGTATATTTACGGGCAAGTCAGAGTTGGCGGAACTGTTGTCTACATGGAGACGACCGGAACGGACAACGAGTTTTTGCATATGGTGCTTGTGCATTGCGACCACGAGGTCGAGGAGCTTGGCGACGTTTATGTCAACGACGTCAAAGTTGTCTTCGACTCCGGTTCAGAGGGATCACTCCGCAACGCTCAAGGAACTAGATTCCGCAATAGCTTATACATTGCCGACCATCTAGGCGGACCGTCGCAAACCGTTGACTCAACGCTCGACGCGGCAAGCGGCAAATGGTACAGCAGCGACAAACTATCCGGAATGGCGTACACGTATATCCGGATGGAACTCAAAACCGGCGAGGACAACGCCTTCCCCAACGGCATCCCAACCTTCACGCGTGTCGTCAAAGGTCGCAAGGTTTACGACCCAAGGCTTGATTCAACGCAAACCGGAATTGGCGGATCGGGATCGCATCGGTCTAACGATTCGACAACTTGGGAATGGTCAAACAACTGGGCTTTGTGCGTTGCCGATTACATCACAAGCGATTTCGGGTATGGTCGCTTTGGAAATAGCTGGAGCAATATCAACATCGCTGAGCTTGATGCGTCCGCCGACAACTGCGACGAAACGGTCAACGAGGTTTTTGCTTCTTGGTCAAACGGGGAAACGGTTTCCGAGGGATGGCGTCGATCTGTTGATGTTTACTTGCTCAAGGCCAACAACGACGGAACGACAGGATCAACCATTCCAGATCATACCGGCTGGTCAGTCGGCGATACGGTCAACGACGGAACGGTCGTCTGGACGGTTCAACTCGCGAGCCTTTCAAATACGACCACAAGATACAAACTCGATGGCATAGTTGAGGCCGACGAAGATCCGCTCGAAGTGGTCAAGGAGATGAAGGGGGCGGCTGCCGGTTTCATCGAATACATCGGCGGAAGTTGGGTCATCACGTCGGGACGCTATCAGGCTCCGACAATCACGTTGACCGAAAGCGACTTTTCCGGACCGATCACCGGATCAAGCAAAGACGATCGGACGCGAGCCATCAACGGCGTTCGCGGCGTCATAGCCAATCAAGATGACGCATACAATGTCATCGATGCTCCGCCGATTAGCAGTGCCGCGTATGTAACCGAGGACAATGGCGTCGAATCGTTTCGAGATCTCAAGTTGCTTTACACGACATCGACT